TGCAAACCCCGTGTGTGGGGTCAAACCCAGGGTCGAAACCAACTTTAGGCCGGCTTAAGAAGACGATGATGTTCTTAAGCCGGTCTAAAGTTGGTTTCAACCCTGGGAGTGAAATTGGTTTCAAACCCACACGGACTTTACCCAAAATATACTCTGCGGGAACAGCTTAAAGAATCAGAACCGAGGGAGTCGCTCTGAAATCGGAATTAATTATTGGATAATTGTAAATGATCAGGATTCATATTCCCTGGTGGGTGTGGGCGATTCTTATTGTGGGGGCGGTTGTCCTCAGCGTCCAGGCGATGAGGACGGAGAATCCGACGGGTGTGACCGCGGTCATCAAGTACTGGCTGTTCTTGGGGGCGCGATCGGCTCAGGCTCCGCCGCAACAGCAGAGGCGCATCACTCATCATCGACGAGAAGAGGCCCCAACCACGACGGCGGGTGGCTGCTCGAGGGGAGAGGAGGCGTGCCGTCTTCACATGGAGATGCTATTCGGGGTTCCTTTTGCCAAGGCGCGTCCGTCGTTTATGCGCAACCCCGTCACTGGTGAGAACCTGGAGTTGGATGTATATAATGAGGACCTGCGTCTCGCCGTCGAGTACAACGGCCGACAGCATTACCAGTTCAATTCCCATTTTCATAATGGGTCCAATGATCGATTCCAGAACCAGCAGTACAGGGACCTCATCAAGAAGCAGCTCTGCGAACAGAACGGCGTGCGGCTCATCATCGTCCCCTACACCGTCCCACTCGATCAGATCGGCCCATACATCGATAATCAGCTCAGCGAAGCCGGGTTAAGCGCTTGACGACCTATATTGCAAACACATGGTGGTTATCGGGATCGATCTGGGCACGACGTATTCGTGCGTGGGCACATGGCAGAACGACAGGGTGGAGATCATTACGAACGACCAGGGCAACCGGACGACGCCCTCGTGGGTGGCCTTTGTGGGCGACCAGCGGCTGATCGGTGAGGCGGCCAAGAATCAGGCGGCGGGGAATCCATTGAACACGGTGTTTGACGCCAAGCGGTTCATCGGCAGGCGCTTCGATGATCCGGTTATTCAGAAGGACATGAAGCACATCCCCGCCAAGGTAGTCGACAAGGATGGGAAGCCGGCGTTCGAGGTGGAGTATGCCGGGGAGACCAAGTCGTTCCGGCCCGAGGAGATCTCGGCGATGATCCTGGGCAGGATGAAGGAAACGGCCGAGGCCTATCTCGGGCAGAGTGTGTCCAAGGCGGTCATTACGGTCCCGGCGTACTTCAATGATGCACAGAGGCAGGCGACCAAGGATGCGGGCGCCATTGCCGGCCTGGAGGTGCTGAGGATCATCAACGAGCCGACCGCGGCCGCGATTGCGTACGGGCTGGACAGGATCAAGGACGGGAAGGAGAGGAACATCCTCGTGTTTGATTGTGGGGGAGGCACGCACGACATTTCGGTGCTCAATATAAGCGACGGGATATTCGAGGTCAAGGCGACGAACGGGGATACACACCTGGGGGGTGAGGATATCGATCAGACCCTGGTGGATTACTGTCTCAGGGAATTCAGGACAAAGACTCGGGCGGATGCGTCCGACAACCCGAGAGCCATCAGGCGTCTGCATGCGGCGTGCGAGAGGGCCAAGAGGACGCTGTCGTCGTCGACCATTGCGACGATCGAGATCGATTCGCTGCACGAGGGCCACGACCTCACCCTCACCCTGACCAGAGCCAAGTTTGAGGATCTGAACCAGGACTTTTTTAGGAGGGTCATGGATCCGGTGCACCGGTGCCTGCTCGATGCGAAGCTGAGCAAGGGGCAGATCGATGAGGTTGTGCTGGTGGGAGGGACGACCAGGATCCCCAAGATCCAGGAACTCCTCCGATCCTTCTTCAACAAGGACCCGTGCACGGGGATCAATCCCGACGAGTGTGTTGCGCACGGAGCGACGGTGCAGGCCTCGATCCTGGCGGGCATCCAGTCCGAAAAGACGGCCGATCTGCTCCTGCTGGATGTAACGCCCCTGTCGCTCGGCATCGAGACGGCCGGTGAGGTAACAACGGTGCTTGTGCCGAGGGGGACGACGGTCCCCACCAAGAAGACCCAGGTTTTCAGCACCTACTCGGACAACCAACCCAAGGCGACCATCAAGATCCTCGAGGGCGAGAGGTCCCGGTCGTCCGAGAACCATGTCCTCGGCGAGTTCACACTGGACGGCATACCCCCAATGCCACGCGGAACGCCCAAGATCCAGGTCACTTACGACATTTCGGCGGACGGCATACTCAATGTAACGGCCGAGGTCGCCGACCAGGACAACCTCCGAAAGACGCTGACGATCACCAACGACCAGAACCGCCTTTCCGCCGATCAGATCAGGCAGATGATTGATGACGCCGAAGCGTTCAAGGACCTGGATCAGAAGTTCCGCGATCGCGTCGAGTCAAGGAACAGGCTCGAGGCGGCTCTTTACGGCGCCCGATCATCTTCCGATCTCGATGAGGAGACCAAGAAGTGGATCGATCAGGAGATTGAATGGCTCGAATGCCACCGCGACGCAGAAAAGGACGAGCTCGATGATCACCTGACCCGCCTCACCGAGCGCCTGTCATCGTCAAAGAAGCCAACTGATGAACCCCCCCCAGCCGACCCGATCATTGAAGAGGTCGATTAACAAACAATGTATTTCCCCACAAAGACACAATTCGAAGACACTTAAGGATTCATCTAATCCTTAAGGTGAGACAAAGGAGATCAGAGTGATGCCTGCAGAGGGTTTGTTAACTTGCGATGCCTTAGGTTGATCCCACCGCAGAATAAGGATACCGGAAGGATCATCAGGACAATGACGAACCACTCACTATACTTCAGACTCATCCACATATATATCAAGGGAGATACCTCGGCAAACACAATGATGTTTTTTTCCTCAAACCTCGCCAGCTCACCCACACCACTATGGCCACCAGGGTTGAAACCAACTTTAGGCCGGCTTAAGAAGACGATCCGAATAAATCCAGGGTCGACCCGTGCAGGGACAGCATTTATCCGCAATCTTAAATCATGACGAGGGATGACACGTATGCATACTCGTCCGGGGTATTGATGCCCTGGAATCTGTGGGCTTCCGATTCTGGAATGATGATGGCCTCTGTAGGTATGATGGCGATCAGGTCCGTCAGGAAGCACTCTGTTCCGTGCATCGGGAGATCCATGATGGGTCCCTCAATGACCCTCCTGTCCATAATGTAGACGCCCGCATTCACATAATCGTCGTCATGAGGTGGCTCGGTCAGGGTGGACGCCTCATGGATCGACCACGACCCTGTCATGGGGTCCATTACACACCTCCCCATGCCCCCGCTGTGTCTCATCGACCACCGCCTTGCGACAAACATTGCAATCGGCCTCGATGGGGAGTGCGACAGGATCCTCGCGATATCCAACAACGGTGCGTCGGCATTGACTACCAGTATCCGATCCGTGGAACAACTCGGCAACGCCCTCCGCAGTGCATCGCCCGTGCCCGCAGGAGTTTCCTGAATAACCGTCATTATGATATTCTCGTCGTGTGGAACGAGATCATCCCACAAGCGCCTCCCCACCGGGGATAGCACCACCACCACGGGGTGCCCGGTAGGGACCGAATCGATGAGATGACGCACCATCGGCTTCCCACCAATCTCCATGAACGGCTTTGGTGGACCATCAGGACACAACGCCCTCAGACGCTTACCATCTCCCGCAGCAAGGATGATTACCGTCGTTGCCATTTTTTTTATTCGACAACAAGGTAAAATTTACGTTTTTTCTGCAGTACAAGAAACATGCACATCAACTTTGATCTGAATACTGTAAAAAGCTTCCGGAAGACCACATATGATTACCCCCAGGGTTGAAACCAACTTTAGGCCGGCTTAAGAAGACGATGTTGTTCTTAAGCCGTATTAAAGTTTGATGGGGGTTGGTTTCAACCCCGATTACCCCCAAGAACTCAAAAATCTTGAATCCAAGTTTATAGATAGTCCGAGATACAACCTCTTTTTTCAATGTATGCAGATCCTGTATGATCATCTCACACCCAATAATAAATATACCGCCACAATAAACGAAAATCCTGAATGCGACATTGAATTCAGGTTCTGTCAGTTTTATACTGACCCCATCAAAGGAGTGTTTCCATCCTGCAAGGGAAACAAATCCAAAGCCAGGAATGCAGTCTTCTTCATCATCATGGGAGACTATCAAGTCCTCGAAGAAATCATGACTGTTGCAGACAATAAGAAACGCTTGGATCAGTTTGTCAATGATTGCAAGGCACCAGGAGCACACGGCGAATGGGCAATGATCTGCCACAACCCCAGCATCGATCCTTCTAATTCTTCGCCTGAATCCGCACAAAAGTTCAATGCTTATGTAAAGCATTTGCTATCGAGGCTTGACGACTGCATGGAACAAGAAGGATCTTCAAGGATCCATTATCCGACCCTCATAACGCCTCGGACAGATATCCTTCTGACAACGACACACACCCCTGAAGATACCAAGGTCGTCGCGACCGTTCTGGTTATGCTCATCTTTTAGGGACAATGCCAATTTGAAAGACTCGGAGGAAATCCAAAGTGCAAGGGTTTGGAGTATGCTTTAGGAAGTGCTCTCGCTAAAAAAAAAATATCCGACAGCAATAAATTTCAATGATGGACACCACGACCGATGGGCTGACGCTCGTCGACTTTACCGCCGGATGGTGCGGACCATGCAAGGCCCTCGAACCCTTCCTCGAAACGATCCCCCACAAATTCGGCGTCCCCGTCATCAAGGTCGACGTCGACACCAATGATCAGGCCGTCTCCGACCACAGCATCATGAGCGTCCCCACCATCCTCCTCATGAAGCACGGAATAGAAATCGACCGCCTCGTCGGACCCTCTCCCGACTCCATACTACAGACCCTCACCAAGCACCTGTCCTGATCAGAGCCCGTCCGATCGGACACCCTTGGCCACCGGGAAGCGGGGCACGCCGTGCCGGGTGAGGCCCTGATACACCACCGTCAGTGGCGAACCGATATGTTCCGACGCCTCGGCGAGCAGTCTTGACCTGTGCTCCCGCGATCCCCTCGGCCTCGCATGGAACCGGATGCCATCGGGCGTCGCACACTCCCACACCACCGTCCCCTTGTCTACCCCCGTCCCCTCGGCATACCCCGTAATGACAAACTCATCATCCCTGAACTTTTTGTGCTTCTGCAGATCCCATGACCGCTTCCCCGGCCGGTACACCCCATCCCGATTCCTCACGATAATCCCCTCGTACCCATCCCTCACGAACCGATCATGATGCTCGTCCACCCCCCTGACGTCATCCACAAGCATCGTGGGCACAATCCTAATCTCCTCCTGTCCTGCTACATCAGGAATGATCGACACAACACGCCTGAACCGCTCCTCGAACTCCACCCCCGGGACAATCATGTCAAACACGTTATACACAACATTGACGGGGTCCGATAACTTTGTTGTGCGGCATGCGCCCGACAAGACCTCAAAGGGCGAATCGGGCGACGACAGCTCCCCGTCCAGCACCATCGTGCTGGCACCATCCGTCGTAAGAATATCCACCAACAACGACCTGATCCTGTCCAGGTATGGCGAGGTCATGACAATGCCCGTCCTCGTCCGCAGAACAACGACCCTCTTCTCATCATCCAGCGACGCCGTGCACCGGATCCCATCAATCTTGGGCTGGACGAGCACCGGCCACCGGACATGCTTATCACTGAACGTCTGTGCAAGCATCGGCAGCAACATTTCTCTCCAAAACTCTTTATTCCTTATGACAAAAGATTATTCGATACAATGAATTTTGTCATGATTAATAAACAAATGCCCAGTATACTTCAAACCATGAATGGATTTAATTCAAATTCATCTCCATTTCATTTGAATTTATTTCCTCAATCACTCTTTTTGATCCTACCTTAACAATATGTTATCATCTTAACTCATTCATAATTGGATATTTAAGGAGATAATAGGTGAATGAGATTGGATTGAATTAAGAAGTAATTCAGGTTAATCCATAGAGGGCTTGGTATACTTGATGGTCCTTCCGGTTTGCATCTAATCTCGCCGATCGTATGCATCATGATCGGGATCGCAGGTATCAGCGTCGCGTCTATTGTGCTTTATAGCAGCACACCTCCGTCCCAACACAGGAATTACCTCATCCTCGCTGAGGCCACCTTCTCATTGAGCATTCTCATGGATGCTATTATTTTTTACATCACTTGGAAGAGGGGGTATTTTAATCCCTATCGAGATGAGTTGATCCTTTTTACCATCCTGGGCCTCATTGTCTGTGCTGTCGGAATGACAGCCTTGGCCGTTAAACCACCATCAAATGACAAGAATCAGCATGCGGTCTACGGCCTGTTATGGACAGTAGTGATCCTTCAAGCATGTCTACCGGTCATCTTTATGACTTTTCGATGGGTGAGTGATTACACTGAGTCGCTCCCTTCCATGAAACTAACAAACGACCGAGCATCACCCGCTGCTTTCTAATCACATTTCATTTCATGATACCTGAGGATTTCTGTAAATTATTGAAAAAGACTTCAAACCCTGTGTGCGGGTTAAACCCCAGGGTTGAAACCAACCCCCATCAAACTTTAATACGGCTTAAGAACAACATCGTCTTCTTAAGCCGGCCTAAAGTTGGTTTCGACCCTGCTGAAGAAATTGGAGGACATCTTTAAATGCTCTTGCGGGGTTGAGAATGGCAGAACAAATTTTGTCATGATGAATAAACAAAAATGCCCGATATCCTTAATGCCTCCTTATCATTGTGGGTCTCATTGTGTGTGCCTTGGGCATCGCACAGCTTTGGTCGTTAGACCACCATCAAATGACAATCGACAGGCGGTCTACGGACTGTTATGGACAGTCATCATTGTTCAAGCATGTCTGCCGGTTATAGTCATGATCACGGGACAAGTGGAGTCTTCTTTGAATTCAATTCGAGCGGATCAAGTGATCGGAGAAACTTCGCAACAACGACCTGGTGGTTCGGCATACTAAGGTCTCACTTCAGGAGCATATTGGCGTGTTCGGCGAGGGCATGCGACATTGTCTTGGAGGTCCCGGTGTCTGTCCGCGTCGATGGCTTCCAGGTGATTGATGTTGTATCTGATCGAGTCTTTCTGTGAGGGCGCACCATTTTTTGCCTGCACAAAAAAAATTTCCTGGGGAATTAAAATTTTTTTCCTGTAGAGATTTTTTTCTGGAGATGTAATCTCTATTCATATGTGCGTCAACTTTGAGACATCCATCGCTTCTCTTCTTATTGGCACGACCTCCGGCTGCATCCTCCTGCGCCGCCGACAGATGATCGGGTTCTTCATCATCTTTTACACCCTCATCCAGCTCTGGGAGGCCCTCATCTACCACAACCCCAAGAACTCCGTCCTCTTCTCACGCCTCCTCCTCATCTCCCTCTCATTCCAAGGCCTCGTCGTCGCCGCATGTCTCCCCAGCGTCCCCCTCTGGATATGGCTCACGTTCATCCTCATCGCCGGCTACATCACGGTGCACACCCTCTCCAACAAAAAATTCCGGGGAGCCCAGATAACCGGCATCATGTGCTCATCCTGCAACATGAAATGGCCCTTTATCGACACGAAGATCCGCAACCTCCTGGTCCTCATGTATGCCCTCATCTTTTACATCCTGTTCAGGACACCACCAAGATCCGTCCCCCACAAATGCGGCTGGCTCTTCCTCATCACACTCATCGTGTCCACTCTCTTTGCATACTCCACCAGCATGATCAATCCCAGCGTCTGGTGCCTCGCATCCTCCATCGCCGCCCCCATCATCCTGTTCGTCTGATTCCATCCGACTCATTCATCCCCATGTTAAGAAGTAAGAGCGACAGAGTTCACACCCAGTATTTTCCAGACCCGGGTCAAACCCAACTCGATTCTGATGATACTTACGGATTCATCCAAGGTGGATGCGAAGACAGGAGGGACTCAGATAAGGAGAGGAGATATGATGAAATCTGAGTTCATCCTAACCCAAACAGGGTCTGGAATATTCAAGTATTGTCGTTATTGTCTTAAGAGATGACGAATTAACCTTAAGGATTCGATGAATCCTTAAACGTCTTTCAAACCCACCTTAAGGATGAATCCTTAATTGTCATCAAATTCGAGTTAGGTTTGGGTTTTCCCGTGGGAAGGGTTTGACCCGCACAGGATTCTGACGTCTCTAAAGCAATGATCGAAATGATTTTTAAAAAAAATCATGTCTTTAAGCCGTTTTATCGATAAATGGTGGCGAGCCTGGGGGTTATTAAAACGAGTCCGTGCGGGGTGTTCAGATGCATGATTCGATGTATTCTGCCCATATCTTGAAGTAGGGGTTCTTGGACTCCATGTTCATGGACCTCATGGCGGCGATGGTCCCTTGGTACATGATCTTCTTTGCAACCACATCATCGGGATCATCGAGCGGCATGATGTTCTGGAGCTTGTCGGGCCATGCTCCCGAAAGCTTGAAGAAGGTCGCCCACGACGCCGGGCGGTTCTTGGACCTCTTCATCGCAAGACGCCTCTGAAGCTTGTGCATCTTCTGCAGGTTCTCGTTCCTCTTTTTTTCTTCAACCACGGCCCTCGACTCGACCGCCACCAACAAATTGCCGTCCTTATCCACCGATGGCGTGAGCACGTGGAGCGGGTGCGGACTCTTATCCATGGTCTCTCGAATAGCCTCTATCTTCTTCTCCGATATGACCGCATCCATATCAAGACTATTGATGTGCTCAATCACCTCCATCCTGACCCTCCTGCGCTGATTCTTGGACAGATCGGACGGCAACCCAATGATGAACGGATACTCCATTTTACGAATACCTCTTTTACAAACCCAATCATTTTTTAAGACTGCCTGCACTCGACATTCTGATGCTCGTGCTGCTGTCTTTGTGGGGGGCTGTGGGGTTCAAGTGTGGACACGTCGATACAACCGGGTTCGTGCGTGCACACACGGCCGTCATGCGTGAGCGTGAGACCCATCGTCGATCCGATGGGGAATGCAATGTCGAACCTGAGGAGCCAGTCCCCACGGTCCCGGAGATCCGTCCCGACATAAAACCCCATCCCCGGCACACACCGGATGAGATCCCTGAGGAGGATCCTCGGTTCCGATGACACAAACAGCGACGTCCCCGAGGGCAGCACGATCGTCTTCTTGGACCCGTCGATAAACTCCACCTCCCTGACAAACCCAAACAGAGCGTCCGCCAGCGTGATCGGCACCGACGTGATGATATGCCCCCCATTGACCTCCGTCCCTGACGGAAGACCGTCCGCCCTGTGCCGGATGACCAGGATGAGATCGCCCGTCTGCATGCCGGGCATCTCGTCCGTCCTGCTCCTGACAACCACCCGATACCCGTCCGAACAAAACGCAGGCAGATCGATCCCGATCGTCTCCGTCATGACCTCCATGTCCTGCGCCGACACCTTCACCCCAAGGCCCGCACAGTCCGGACAGACCACCAGGACACCCCCCATGACAAACATGGGCTGCCGCCGCACCATCCTACCCCTGCCCCTGCACATGGCACACGGGGATGACATGTTCACACCCTGTCGAACCCTCTTGCGCTTGTGTGTATACCTGATCGTCGCCCCATTATAGGCATCCCTGCACGACACCTCGACCACCTTTTCAATATCGGGAATCCTCCTCCTATCCACACCACCACCACCACCCATAAAAATATCAAACGGATTGAACCCACCGGCATGCCTCGCACGGCTCTCCTCGTCCTTGATCGACTCGAACGCCACCTGGACCCTCCGGAACATGACGTCCGAACCCCCCTTGTCCGGGTGGTGCTTCCTCGCCAACCTGCGGTACGCATTCTTGACATCCTCGTCCGAGCACGATCGATCGACTCCCAGAATGTCGTAGGGGTCCTCCATGATTTGTATGCTATGTGAACCATGCGCTTAACCAACCCAAATAACCCCGCTCGGATCTACTCCCAACATGAGTGGCAACACCGGGGGTGATATCTATCTAACAAACCCTGCACGGGCTCAACCCAGGCTTCAACCCAACTCGATTTTGTTGAGGATATTTATCTATCTAATCCTTAAGGTGGGTTGATCCGCACAGGGTTTGGGATTTCATTCGGATAAAGGGTGAAATCCGAATCTAATTCAGGGTTGGAACCAACTTTAGGCCGGCTTAAGAAGACGATCTTGTTCTTAAGCCGTATTAAAGTTTGATGGGGGTTGGTTTCAACCCTGATCTAATTCGTAAAAGGTCTGCAGATAAGGACTGAGACCACGGATCGAATGGTCATTGTGTCGATAATGACATACGGGTGGCGGAGGATCCTCTGCACCCTATACTGGACCGCATCCTTATGGTGGTGGTCCGATCAGATCGGCCATGGGGACAGGCTCATTCTCCTGGTCGATAAGCCCCTTCCTCCCCTGGACAATATCCTGATGACTGCATGCGATGCCCGGGGTGCTCGCCTCAGCATTATGCAATCAAGGTTCCGGGAGCACGGCTACCTGTCCCGGTTCATGATCCCACTGACGACGGACGACACAATCATCTTTCTCGATGATGACATGCTGTTCCTTTACCCCGTCATCCGATTCCTGCGCCAACTCCCACACAATGACCGTGTCGTCGGCATTTATGGTAGGCGACTTCATACTCCTTCTTATAATTATCGTCATGTGAGTGGGGAGTGCGACGCCGTGCTCACCAAGGCCGTTCGAGCACCCGCTCGTATCGTGCACAGTGCCCTGACAATCGGTCTCTCCCATGCAATCAGCAATGGCGAGGATCTCCTGCTGAGCCGTGTGGGCACATGCCAGACCGGCAAGAAGCCCATCGCATTCGATCCACCCGGCATCGCTGTGGATGTGGGGATCTTTGATACAATCATGAGGAGAATATTCGGTCGCCACACAGAAGATCGGACAAGAGTCGTTCATACATTATGGACACAACCCTTCACTGATTCATTCAGATCCGATGCCGATGGGTGCAGAATGTCCCCCTCCGCTCGTTAAAAAGCTTGATCAAAAACACATTCCAGTCGGTCTCCTCAAACACTGCCGTAAACCACGTTTCGTTCTGATAGAATCGAAAGTGCCCCGGCGCACAATCGCTCTCCCCATCGTAATAATCCTTCGCCAGCCTCCTGCTCCGCAGCACACGGATCTCCGGCAGGATGTAATCTCGAAGGTGCCCGTGATACGTCGGATCAAACTCCCATATCCTCATCCAGACATCTCCCGGCAGTCGATCCATCATCTGCTTTCATCATACACAAGGTGGGTGATTAGTCCGTTCACAATGCCGTCCGTGTATGGATCAACTGATTCAGTTTTGTGTCATTCTCATAAAAATTATATATATCTCTGAAAACTCTAAAAAATGTCCAATCTCGTCGATTCAATAACATCAAACAATATCCAAAATCTCAAATCACTCCTCATTCATAATCATCCTCCCCACAATCATCATCATATAACCCAAACCCTGTGCGGGTCAACTTTGGAGGGACTCAGATCTCCTCTCCTTATCTGAGTCCTTAAACCGGTATTAAACCCACCTTAAGGATTAGATAGATTGTATAAATCCTTAAGTGTCTTCAGAATCGAGCACAGGGTTTGATATAACCCTCCACAGTTTGTCATTTCCACCTTAAGGATTAGGTAAATCCTTAAGTTTGGAGGATGTGGTGGAAGAGGGTAGGATTCAGGATAGATTCATCGGGGCAGGGTTGGAACCGCTTTAAAGCAATGACCGAAATGATTTAAAGACATATCACGTCTTTAAGCCGTTTTATCA